AATAATGAATCGAAATGAATTTAATAAGGAGGTAAGAGCGGTATTACAAACATAAAACTCATTATCAAAAAACTAGTTAAAAAAACAAAAAACAACCATATGATATTTGATAATATTTATAGACTACTAAAACAAAGAGAACAATGATAATGAGTATGTTCATCAATATTATCATGGTCAATCACTTTTATATGATCACATTTTTCATATAAAAGTTTTTTAAGATATTTTATATTGTTACCAGTTTCTTCCATCTTTTCTTTGTACTTTCTTTTCATGAGTTCAACCTCTTCGTTTAGTTTAATGATTTTATACTGTATATCCTTGATATTTTCTCTGGAAAGAAACTTTTCGGCCATATTTATTTGTTTGGTGTTCTCTGTGTTTCTCCAGTAAGAGTCGGCAAGTAGGCAAATCCGTTTATTTATACTACTATATATTTACAATACTATTTCAATTTTTAATAAAATCAATCAAGTCTGTTTCGTCATTTAACACTTAAATCGTAATAATAACTAACCAAAAAATGAATAACCAGTATTATATTAATAATAATACTATAATTAAATAAATATTGCTTTGTTAGCCTCCGAGACTTTAATTGTTGGAAATCCTTGTAATCCGATATGACAAACATTGAACATAAAATATACAATCCACTAACTGTAAATAATAAGAATGGGTAATCGGTTCTCAAAATTGTTTTTGAAACATCTTTTAAATTAATATTCCTTGACAGTAGAAAAATGGTTATGGCCGAATAAAAAGTTAAAGATAATATGGAACTATCAATCTCTTTTATTTGATCAGCCTCGACTTTTGCCGAATCAAACGTTTCGAATAAATTCAAATAATACACTATAAATGACATTATAAAAGTAAAATATAAAAAGGAGAGAGATTCGCTTATTTTGCTAAGTAAAATAGTTAAAAATAATGTAATCAAAATAGTAGCTAAAACAGCAAATTTATTAATACAGTTTATATAATAATCCCGGTTTGCGAAAGTTAAATCTTCTATAGTTACTATGACACCAATGACCCCACTATATCCTTTACCATTATCAAACTTACGAGCTATCATTCTTTTTCGTTCGTAATTTTTGCTTTTTGTGTCCATCGCATAAAAATCATATGTGGATAAGGAATGGTTCGCATAAATATTATCGATCATTTTTTCATCAGGCTTGAAATTACTAAACAATTTTTCATAATGTAATTGGTTGATCATACTATCATATGATATACCTTCGGTATCCTCGTCTTTGTTAACTCGACATATGTAAACATTGTCCTTGTTCGGTATTTTCTGGTAGACGGTGTAATAATATTTATAGTCCTTTACATTGATTAAAATGTTACTCTTGACTTCATCTATCCATTCGGAAGTGTCCATTTGTCCAGATTCTATCAAACGTATCTTTTCATTTATCAATGCGTAAAAATGATTTTTCAAATCATCCATGTTTTTTAAATTAAAATCAATATCATCTCGAATTTTATTAGATTCGGCATTCTGATTGCGGTATTGATTAAAATATGTATATGAAATGACAATGATAATAATGATGGTTTGAATTATGCCTACAGTGAGAGGGGTCATGCTTAATATATTATAGCTCTCTATAAAAATCCATTTATAGTCTAATTTTTATTTATTTCGGTCTTTTGTTTGTCCATTTTACATTTATTAGAAGTTAATCCTTCAATTACACTCACCTGAGTCGAGTACGTAGTATACATTATATACAAAAAGATCAAAAACACTGCTAATAGGATAATATAGTAAATAGTGGATTCATCTACGTATTCATTTATCATATTGAACATATCTACTATATAAACTATCTACATAAAAAATGATTAAACTACAACACACCATTCATACAATTATCAACTTTGCCTAAAAGTATAATAAAGCCTTTTATATACATAAATAATATATGCTTAAAACAGCTCTTTTATCACTAAAAACAATCTAATATAAATGATTACAAAGTATCAACCAATCAAATATTTATAAATGTTCGAGATACACGTCTTGCTTATCTTTCTGTTATTTTGTTTGATTCCTGATAAAATAGCCTCTCCTTTTTCAGTTAATTCGGCAATTAAATTTTTTATCGTTTTAAATTGAGTCATAATTGTCTGAGCATTCAATACACTCACATCTGGTATTTGAGACAACATAATCTCACCAATATTATCTGTCGTAATATTGTCTTTTTTAACTCTTTTAATAACGCTGCTATATTTGGTTTCAATTGTACTACTTGTATTTTCGTCTTCTAAAACACCCTCTGTGTTCGGATCGTTTTTGAAAAAAGGAATGCATTGAGACTTTGAAAGCTTACACGCCATTTGGACAATCCATTCCGACGATTCTTGAACATTATTTGTTTTATAAATCGAAAACCCCTTTGAAAACATTACCGTAACGAGAGACGACAAGAGAGATTTTCTCTCCAATCTATTAGAAAAATAGTTATTCATAACACCTTCGATCAAATAAATTATATTATGATTGTTCACTTTACACGCGTTCAGTCTTGCGCTTTGTTCCTTATAGCGTCCGTCCAAAATACTAGAAGCCATATCTGCCAACGTTTTTCGTTCGATAATCACCTGCTCTTTCCCGTCGTCTGAGCATATTATAACGTCTCCGATCGGAAGTTGCTTCTGAACTAGTTGTATTTTGTTCTTGTCATTGGCGCTATTATATTGTTCAATATGAGTCAAACATCCATTATATACATCACTTTCTCTCCCGTCAATATAAATAATCATTAATTATATATACGAAATCGTATTTATCCCTTTTTTTTATTATTACATCAATATAAATGTTTAATAATTGTAATCCTAAAACAAATGGCGAATCCAAATGTCTTAAACTCATAGAGGGAAAAATTAATGTTATATTTGACGTGGGGTGTCGGAACGATACAGAATTTACAATGTTTCATGGAGAAGTTCATTATTTCGATCCAGTAGATAAATATATAGAAAATTTAAAAACCCAACGCAATGTTAACAAAGTGTCATATTTTAATAATTTTGGTTTAGGAAAAGATAACAAGGAGTTATATTATTATCCACGATATCAATCATTTTTCGACAGAATAAATAGTTGTGGAGTAAGTAACGATTCTGAAAAAATAGTTTTAAACGTTAAAAAGGCAAAAGATTACATTATAGAAAAAAATGTTAAAACCATTGATTTTCTTAAAATAGATACAGAGGGGTATGAGTTTGACGTATTACTAGGGTTTGAAAATTTATTAGAAAATGTTAAAATTATACAATTCGAATATGGTGGGACATTTTTGGACAATAATCATAAATTAATTGAAGTGATAAAATATTTACAGCAAAAAGGGTTTCATAAATTTTCATATTTAACCAATGTCGGGCCAGTTCTTATAACAGATTTCTCAGACCATTACAAATATTGCAATATCGTATGCCTAAACATAAAGAGCGACATTGTGCCATTCTAAATTGGCAACCATATAAAGAGAAAATCTTTAAAAATAAAATTGATAACAATATAAACAAAATTCATGTGTAGAATATATAAAGAATCATGACAAGTTCGGCCGATAATGAATACATTTCAAAAGAAGATGCGATTAAGGATGGCGATTTATACTCGAATGACACCGGTGGGCTAATATTCAATCCGTTTAATTCTGAAAATAAAGAGATTACATTGAACGAAGTTCAATCTATTCTTAAAAGGTATGGTATTCAATCACCTATTAATAATTTTGAATTATATAAACGCGCTTTTGTCCATCGGTCGTATACTAAAAGACCCGAATTGGAAAATGTAGAGGCAAAAATAACCCTAGTTGATAAACCGTCCAATTGTATTCCTTTAAAAACAAAATCAAACGAACGTCTCGAGTTCATAGGCGACGGAGTTCTCGAATTAATTACAAAATATTACATGTACCGCAGGTTTCCAAAAGCAGACGAAGGATTTATGACAGAAAAAAAAATAGCTGTGGTTAAAAACGAACATATAGGGAAAATCGCACATGAAATGAAGTTGAATAAATGGCTTATTATTTCAAAACACGCTGAAGAAAAAAAAACAAGGATGAATTTGAAAAAACTCGGATGTTTGTTCGAAGCATTCATAGGAGCGCTTTTTCTTGATTTCAACAAGATTTCGATAAAGGACGAGCATAACTGGTTCTCATCCGTATTCGTTTGCGGTCCAGGGTTCCAAATGGCCCAAATTTTTGTGGAATCTATTTTTGAATCACACGTCGACTGGATAAAACTCATTAAAACAGACGATAATTATAAAAATATTCTTCAAGTCAAGATCCAAAAGGAATTTAAATTGACTCCTGAATATTTGGAAATTTCACACAAATTGGATTTCGGTTATGAAATGGGAGTGTTTTTGTGCGTAGGAAAAAGCATTCACCAAGTCAACATAAATGACGCCGAACCATTTGAAAAATACGATTGTTCGTTCGCAAAAGTTCGCGAAAGAATAGACGAGACCAAAAACGTCTTTATCATTATGGGGAAAGGGACACACAAAATTAAAAAGAAGGCAGAACAGATTGCTTGTGAATTGACTATTAATAAGATCAAGTAAATATCATCACGTCACATTAGAAAAAAAAAGACAGACATTTATTTAAAACAAAAGCAGCAACCTTCTACTAAAGATTGGACGCGAGGCTGCATCATTACCAATTTAAGAGCTGAATCGACTAATTTATCAAATTCTTGTCTTTTATCTTCAGAAATCAAGTTTTTCTTTTTTATAATTTCATTAACAACTATTTTAATAAAAATAGGTAGGTCATTTTGGGTTATTTTGATCGTAGTATAAGCATTATATGATTCTGTTATAACAAAGATAAATTCTGGTATATCACTTGAATCTATTTTGCCATCTTTAGTTATTTCGCTCACAGCTCCTTCGATTTTTTTCACAAAATCGCTATTTGATTTCAATAGTTCAAATACATCTTTAACATCGATTGACATTGTATTTATACTATTGAAATATATTTTAAAAACTTTAAAAAAAATTATGCTTGACGATTTATTTAGTATATTTTGATTAAATAAATACTCATTATTATTATAAAGTTATTATATACATATTTTATAGGTATACAGATGGCATCATTTTTAAATCAATTGAAATTTAAACTAGAACCTAAAAAACAAGAGGAAGTTAAAGTAAAACTTGTTGCGCCATCTAATTTTAATCATGAACCATCTTCTAACCCAAAAATCAATAGAGATAGAGAGAATAGAGTTGTAGACGAATCTGTTTCAGATGATATAGAAGTACAACCGCCTGCTAGGATTAACGCACCTGCTATTAATAAATCTAAAGGGTTTCCGGTTATTCGAGATTTAACACAAAAAAATAAAAATTTTGATTTACAGTTGTTCAAGATGTCGGTGATTAATAAAGACCAAAATTTCGACCAACCCATGTTACCAATGGTTGAAGAAAAAGTACCAATGGTCGAAGTCGAAGAAAAGGTACCAATTTTAGAAGCTACCGTTTCTGAAACTCCCCGGGTTCCTCCAGAACGTGTAAAGCGAAATATCAATACGACCAAGACCAAGAAAGTGACAAAGAAGAAAGTGAAAGATGTGGAGAAAAAAGTCGAGGCGCCAAAGGGTGTTCTAAAACTATCGCCAATAGTTGAAGAAAAAAGTCAACCTCTTCTTTCTTCTTCTCCTTTAAAAAAAACTACAAAAAAGAAAAGGGTTGCTGCTTATAAAGATGCTGATGACGAGAAGAAGGAACCTACCAAAAACCCAGTTAATAATACTTTAAGAGTTCCAACACCGGTGCTAGATGAAGAAAAAGGGGGTCCTTCTTCTTCTTCTTCTTCTTCTTCTTCTTCTTCTGCTATGGAACCGGAGAAAAAAGAGGCTCCAGGCGTATTGGTAGATGTAGATTTTTCAAACCGTCTAAAAGATTACAAGTATAAATTAAAACAAGAACCATCCTATTTCATGAACAATCGTAAACAATTTATAGAATTCATTACAACCGCGTTCATGAAAAAATACAAAAAAGAGCTTAACGATAAGGGAAATGGAGCTTCATGTGATTCGAATGATGACGATTCTGTCAGATTCAATCCAATGGCACATCAAAAAATCGTAAGAGATTATATAAATTCCTATTCACCTTACCGAGGCGTTCTTCTTTATCACGGTCTTGGATCAGGTAAAACATGTTCATCAATCATAATAGCCGAAGGAATGAAAACCGAAAAGGAAATAATGATATTGACCCCGGCATCTCTAAAAACAAATTACAGAGAAGAGCTTAAAAAGTGCGGAGACCTTTTATACGTTAAAAATCAATTCTGGGAATTTATTAACACTGAAAAAAATCCAGAGTATGCCAAAAAGTTATCTGAAATTCTAAGCATTTCTGTCGACACAATTCAAAAAAAGAGAGGAGCATGGTTAGTTAACATGAACAAACCTTCAAATTATAGCGGTTTAACCTCTCTTCAAAAAAAATCATTAGACGATCAAATTGACCAAATGATTGATACCAAATACAAATTCATTTCATATAACGGACTTAGGAAAAAAAATATCAAAGATATGTCAAGAGATGGTTTGATAAACCCATTTGATAATAAAGTTGTCATAATAGACGAAGCACATAATTTCGTTAGCAGAATCGTAAATAAAATAAACACGAAAAAATCAGATGTTATGTCCATCCAATTATATGAATATTTAATGGAAGCTGTAAATGTTAAAATTGTTTTATTGTCCGGAACTCCCATTATCAATTATCCAAATGAAATTGCCGTATTATTCAACATTTTAAGAGGTAAAATAAAAACATGGACCTTTGTTTTAGATATACTCTCTAAAAACAAAAACACTATTTCAACCGAATATTTTAAATCTATATTAAAAAGCGTGACTATTGGCGGAAATGTATCGGACTATATTGAATATACTTCAGCTAAAACGCTAGTTATTACTAGAAACCCGTACGGGTTTGTTAATAAAACGGAAAAAGAAGAATACGCAGGGGTTAAAATCCCTGACTCGGGTAATAGAGGTCAATTGACAGACGACGAGTTCCCGAAAAAAATAACAGCTTTATTGGCACAACATGATATAACCGTAAAAGGGACGAATATAGAGAAGCATAAACTTCTTCCAGATAAGCTTGACCAATTTAATAAATATTTCGTAGAAAATAATGAATTTTCAAACTCGGAAATGTTTAAAAGAAGAGTTCTCGGGCTTACATCTTATTTCAGAAGCGCACAAGAGTCATTAATGCCCGCATATACAAAAAACGCCAATTTTCACATTGTAAACATTCCTATGAGCGACTTTCAATTTGAGGCATACGCAGAAGCTAGAAGAACAGAAAGACATGAGGAAACTCAAATGGCTATGCAACGATGGAAAAAACCATCAGACGACATTTATTCAGAAACTATGACGTCTAGTTACAGAGTCTACTCTCGTTCTTTTTGTAATTTTGTGTTTCCTAGTCCAGAAATCGAAAGACCAATGTTGGATAAAGATATAATTGCCAATGAAGATGAATTAGACGTGTCGAGCCAGGAAGAAATGCTGGACAATCCTTTAGCGTCTGTCGACGCAGCTG